CGGTTATCGGCGCGACTTGCGCCACCTATGCCACCGGCACGGTGACGTATGCCATCAACGCTGTCGCGGCTCAGACCGTCACCTTGAACGGCACCGTTTGGACGTTCGTTTCGACGCTCACCGGCCCGCTGCAAATCCTCATCGGCTCAACGTTGGCCGCCACGCTGGCGACCTTGGCCGCCGTCGCCAACGCTTCGAGCGACACGCTCACCGCGAAGATGACCTATGCGGCTTCGGCGACCGTCTTGACGGCAACTTCGGTGGCGATCGGCACGGCCGGCAACACGCTCACCCTCGCGGCTTCCGTCGGCACGGCGACAGCCACCCTCGCGGGCGGCGTGGCGGGCACCACGGGCATCACCATCACCGGCAAATACACCGGCTCGCTCGGCAACTCTGTCAAGGTCGGCTTCTCCAAGGGCTCGGCCGCGAACAGCTACAAGATCATCGTGTCGTGCCCCAACCTCGCGACCGAAGTCTTCGACAACGTCGGCGTCGGCCTCTCGGGCCTGCCGCTCTGGACGGCGTTGACCGCCGCGATCAATGCGGGTAGCTCGACGATCCGGCCACCCTCGAATATCGTCGTCGCGACCGTCGGAACAGCGACCACCGCGCCTATCGTGTCGACCACGACGCTGTCTGGCGGAACGGACGGCGCGACCACGATCACGACGGCTGTCATACTCGGCGTGGACTCTGTCCCGCGCTCCGGCATGTATGCCCTCCGCAATCAGGGCGTCGCGCAGTTCGACCTTTGCGACCTATCCGACATCACGTCGCTGTCGACTCAGATCGCGTTCGGCATCGACATCGGCGCCTATGTGATCTTCGCCACGCCCGCTTCGGATACGATCGCCAACGCGGCTTTCGAGCTTTCCTCGAACGGCATCGACTCCTTCGTCGCTAAGGTGCTTTTCGGCGATTGGATCATCTGGCAGGACACCGTCAACGGCATCCCGACCCGGATGACGTCGCCCCAGGCCCCCTCGATCGGTCTGTTCGGCAATTCGTCGCCGCAGCGAAACAGCTTGAACAAGCCCATCCAAGGCATCGTCGGGACGCAGTCGACGGTTCTCGGGAAGGTCTACACCTATTCCGACTTCCAGGCCCTCGCGGCGGCGCGAATGGATATCATCACGCTCGACAAGACGATCACGAATAACTTCGTCCATCGACTCGGGATCAACACATCGTCGAATCCGATCACGTTCGGCGACGAATATCCGCGCGTGATGTTCTTCCTGGCGAAGTCGATTCAGATCATCGGCGCGCAATACATCGGCGCGAACATGACGTCGACGGAAATGCTTCAGGCCAAAGTCGCGCTTCAGCAATTCCTCGCGCTCGCTCAGACGAACGGCATCATCTACACGTTCAACGGCACGCAAGCCTATCAGGTCGTTCTCGACACAACCAACAACACACAGGCGACGGCGGCCCTCGGCTACCAATACGCCTACGTCAAAGCGATCATCGGGCCGATTGTCCGGTATTTCATCATCAACCTCGAAGGCGGATCGAGCGTTACGATCTCGTCCACGCCTCCCGGCGCGTAAGTCCGGCCTCAACCAACACAACTCGACGGGGTCGCCTAACGGCGGCCCCTTTTCTTTTGCGCCGTAGGAGGCCCCCATTCCCGTCAACAATCTCAGCATCGGTCATGACGTTTCGGTCACGATTTTCGACACCGCGTCTCAGTCCGTCGTGTCCTTTCCGGCGCGAACCGGCTTCAGCGCGGAGCCGATCACGAAGACCATCAATAGCGAGCCCTTGAACGGGCCGCCGATCTTCGCCGAAGCCCCGAATGGGTGGAAGGGCACGCTCGATTTCGACCGAACCGACAACACGATCGACATCTATTTCGCCAATTACGAGGCGACGTATTACGCGGGCGGCAACCCCGTCAGCGGCACGATCACTCAGACCATTCAGGAAAAGAATGGCACGGTGACTCAGTTCGTGTTCACAGGCGTCGCGATGAAGCTGGCGCAGGCGGGCAAGTGGAAAGCCGCGGAGAAGGTCGCCATGCAAATCGACTGGAACGCCTCGACCCGCACGCAAATCCTCTAATCCAACCAAGGAGCCAACATGGCCAAACTGTCGAATGTCAGCGCCGCGGCCATCGAGGCTGTCCAGAACGCTTCGCCTTCCCGCCTCGTTTCGGTCGACCCGAACCGCGTCGAATTCGCGACCGACACCCTCGGCCGCAGCATTGGGGCGCGCAAGCTGCACGCGCTCGATATGTTCGAATTGACGCTCTTGCTCGGCGAGCATAGCGGCAATCAGGCCGCGCTCAATCAAGCCCTCATGGCGGCTTCGGTCGTCTCGATCGAGGGGCGCGACGTGACGCGGCCGATCTCGCTTCTGGCTCTGAAGGCGCGAATTCGCGAGTTGGATTTCCCTGGCTATATCGCCGCCTCGGAAGCCGTCGCGAAGTTCGCCCCGCCGGAAGAACTCAACGTGGACGCAATAAAAAACTGACGCGGCACGCCGACTTCGTCGAGCCCCTATTGCTCATGAAGTACGGCGTGCCCGAACAGACCGCGTTCGGAATGAGCCGCCCGGTTCGGCTCGCCGCCATCATTGTCTACGGGCAATCGGAGGGCAGCGAGTGGAATTGGAGCGCTATGGAATGGGTGAAGCCGGGATAGGCCATGACGTATTCACTAACCAGCTTCGCCGGGATGCTCATGGAGGCGTTCGTTCTCCTTCCGGCGGCCGAGGCCGAGGCGATGGAGAAGGCGGCGAAGCTGCTCGAAGCTGAATCGAAGCGTCTGATCGGCTTCCCGCAACCAAGCTGGCCGCCTCTCGCCGACGTCACGATAGCGAACAAGGACGGCGTCAACTCGCCGCTCTTGGACACGGGCGAAATGCAGGACAGCATCACGCACAATTCCGACCGGCATGAGGCCTATATCGGGTCGGACAATAAGAAGTTGCTCTTTCACGAATTCGGATCGGACAAGACCGGAAACGCATGGGGCAGTCGAAACCCGCCGCGCCCGGTCCTTGGCTTGGCCGTGGTCAATAAGGGCGACGAAGCCGCGAGACTCGTCGGCCGCGAAGTCCTGACGGCGATCAAAATCCTCTAGTGTCCAGGGGCGTTGAGCGCCGCGACCACAAGCAAGAAGCCGCCGATAACCGTTATCAAGACGATGAAGGCCGCCGCCTGAATAACCCGCAAGAGTACGACGCTACCTATCGGCGCCGGCGCGTTCGGTGCGGCGGTGGCGGCGGCAGACCTCGGCCCAAGCGCCGCGAAGTCCTCTTTTCCAAGGCTGACACCGGGTCGAATTCCCATCACGCGGGGGCCGGAAAACCAAACTCGCATAGCTACCTCCTAGACCAAGACAGGATTTCAATACCATGGCTAACCCGTATGAGATAGCCATTCATCTTTCGATGCAAAATACGGTTTCCCCGGTCCTGGCGATCATCGCCAAGGATATGCTCGGCCTGCAAATGAGCGCCGAAAAGCTCGAAAAGGCGTTTGCGAGAGTCGGAACGGGCCTGAAGCTCGCGGCCGGCGGCGCTGTCGGCGTGTTCGCCGGCTTCGAGCTAGGCAAGGGTGTCGCGGATATCGTTCATGCCGGCGGCGAGCTTGTAAAGCAACAGATCGCCTTGCGGGGCATGGGCAACGGAACCGTCACCGAAGCGGAGATCGTTCAAGCGACGTTCCTGGCCCAACTCGATACGCAAAAGGTGATCGGGACAACGATCGCGGAGAACCTGAAGGGCATCCGCGAAATGATCGGCGTCATGCCGAACTTGAAATCAGCCGAAGACGCCTATCCGATTGTGATGCAGGCCGCGAAGGTCTTGGAATTCTATACCGGGGAGAAGGCTGAATCGAACCTTCAGACGATCGCGAAGGCAGTCGAATTGCGCGGCGGGGGCACCGACCCTGTCACGCATCAGCTTTCCGAGGAACGGTTCGTCAACGAAACGAAGGCTTTTGAGAAGGCGATCGAGGCCTCGGGCGGCTTGGTCAACGCCGCCAAGATGCTTCAGCTTGTCACGATGGCTGGCCCGATGGCCAAGATGGTCAACGATCCTAACGTGTTCTATCAGAACATGCTGACGGCGATCATGGATATGGGCGGCTTCCGCGCCGGCACGGGCCTAACCGCGCTTGGCCGTCAGTTCCTTGGCGGGAAGATGTCGGCCCCGACCGCTGAAGAATTGGAGACGATGGGCATCCTGAAGCCCGGCCAATGGCACAAGGCGGGAACCGGCGTCGTCACAAACCCCGGCGCTTTCCTCGGCGAGGATCAACTGAAAGACCCGGCTCAAGGGATTGTGCCCTGGCTGAATGACGTGTTCGTGCCCGCGTTGGCCTTGCATGGGATCAAGTCGCAAGACGCCGTGATGGTCGAACTATACAAAATCTTCGGCACGGAAACCGGGCGTCGCCTTGGCGGTCTGTATATGACCAATCAAGAGCAAGTGAAGCGAGACGCGAACCTATACCGAAACGCCAGCACGGAAGGATACCAAGACATCGCCAAGGGCGATTGGGATTCCAACGTCAAGGACATGCACACCGCCATCACTAACTTGATGCAGGCGCTTGGCGCTCCGGCCGTCCAAGCGGGCGTCGACATGATGCACAAGATCAGCGTCGGGATCAATCAGCTTGCCGGAATGGCGCTCGCGAATCCAGGCGTTGCTGAAATGCTCGTCAAGGGCGCTGCGGCGCTCGCGGGCGGGCTTATCATCTTCGGGTCGGCGGCTGTTCTAGCCGGCATCGCTACCCTGATGGGGCCGTGGGGCTTGGCTGTTACGGCGCTCGTTACCGGCATCGGCTATCTCGCGGCGACGCATCCCGAGGAAGCAGCTAAGGCGATGGCGGTCATATCTGAACAAGTCAAATTCTTCGTCAGCGACATGAGCGAAATCGGCAACGGTATCGTCACGGCGGTCAATGCGATCGTCTCCGCTTATGACAAGGTCAAGGGAATGCTGGAAAGCATCGGGGTCATCGCACCGTCGACAGCTTCCGGCGCTCTCCATTCCGTCAATACGCGGCAAGACCTACCGTATCTGAAGCATCAAGATTTGCAGGGGATCGGCAATGAGGTCAAGCCGGCGCCGATCGTCATCCCGGCGCCCGTCGTGAACGTCAAGGCGACAACCACGGTCAATATCGACGGCAAGAACATTCCAGCCTCGTCGGTGACTCGAGTCGTGAACACGTCGGCTGGTCATGACGGCCAAGAGTCGCCGGCCTATCCCGACTTCTATGGCAACCAATAAGAGGTAGCGCCGCATGTCTGACGGACTCGTTATTCTCGGGGGGTTCGTCTTCCTCGATCACGAAATCCCCAACAAGATACCGTTCGGCGGAAAACAGGCGCATAAGGTCCATGAATTCGTCGGCGGCCAAAGGGTTGTTGACGCCATGGGGCCTTCGCCGGACGATAAGAAGTGGTCGGGACGCTTTCGCGGCGCTTCCGCTATCGCTAGGGCTCAAACGCTCGATGCGATGCGGATAGCCGGAGCCGCTGTCGAGCTTTCGTGGCTGGGGCTGTTCTTCACAGTCCTGATCACGGAATTCAATGCGGACACGGAAAAGTTCTACGAGGTTCCTTACACGATCACTTGCGTCGTGGTCGACGATCCCGCCGCGAGCGCCGGAGCCGCGCCGTCGTCGCTGGACAGCCTCGTGGGTGGCGACCTCGCCTCGGCGTACACAATCCTAGCCGCCGCCGCGCCTGCCGTCTCGGCGGCCCTCTCAGGCCTCACCGTGGCCGTATCCGCCT